GATGAGGACCGTGCCAAATATTTGGCGGACGCTGAGGAGCGTGTCAAATTCCTGACAGACCCCGACGTTAAGGAATTCAAACCCTACCCCGACGAGTTCGAGACGTACCGCCGCAAGGGTGAAACCCTGCGTACAGGCAACAAGGTCTTGGCAAAGGAATGCAATCTGTGTGGCTTCCGCAGTCACTGCTGGCCGAAAGCAGAACTGCACCCTCGTGTAACATCACAGGCCAAGTCGCCGCCACAGGTGTGGTACACCAAGCTGAAGACAAGGGAGGTGTGATATGCCCTATATCTTCGTACGAGACTACGAGATAGAACTGATGGAGATGAACAAGGAACTGCATCACGTCTATGTCGAGTCTCACGGCGGCAGTGGCGGGGAGCGTAAGCTTGTTCGTCTTCGCATGAATGAGCGGGGTCTCCCCCTCACACTGCGCGACAACTACAGTGAGTTGGGTACGCTGTCTTCGGGTACCGAAAAGCGTGACATCACCACACTCGAATCTGAATTGCAGAAGATAGGAAGAGTAGCACACTCTGGAGCAAACGTATGCGTCCCACTGAATCGTTTGACAAACGAACTATCTATAATCGAAAAACTTTCCCCAAGAGTGGCAGGGTACGTGATACAAAGAATGGGGTCGATAGGAATGCAGATATGAAGCGTGGCAATCGCAAGGCAGGGTTCCGGTCTAACTTCGAGTTAGGCATAGCGAAAAAACTGAGTAGCAAAAAAATTCCATACGAATATGAGAGCCTACGACTTACGTACGTGCCCAAGCCCCGCACCTACACACCAGACTTTCATCTTACCAAGCAGAACATAATCATCGAAGCGAAGGGATACTTCGACAAGGGTGACCGTGTTAAGATGCTTCTGATCAAGGAGCAGCATCCTGACTTGGACATTCGTATTGTTTTCCTGAATGCACGGAATAAGATTTACAAGGGAAGCAAGACCACGTACGGTGCGTGGGCAGAGAAGAATGGATTCAAGTGGGCAGAGGGTTCGATCCCAGAGGAGTGGCTAAAAGATGACAACGATTGATGAGGGTGAATTCGAAAAGGCAACCCTGATGCCTAACCGCTGGTACATTATCCTGCGTAAGATCGACGAGGAAAGCTTCCAAGTGTCTGCGTACGATACGACCACAGACGACGACGAAGAGTTCTACGAGGCCGGTACGATTGTGACGAACGGCATGATGGAACTCCTAGAGTCTGACTTCGACAGAGTGATGGAAGCAGGCTTGGCGCGGCTGGCCTTCGAGAATGTCAAGGAGAAGATGCTTGACGAGGTGGACAACGATAACGGCCCCACCGTAAAACACGAAGACGGTACGAACATAGTCAAGATAGATTTTGGTAAGACGCAATGATCAAAGAGAACTGGACCCTCAACAACTATCAGATGCAGGCTCGTGAGTTTGCCATCTACCCAGAGGACATGAAGATCACCTACCCCACTCTGGGCCTAGCGGGTGAGGCAGGCGAGGTGGCAGACAAGGTGAAGAAGGTCTACCGTGACGGGCGTGACGACTCCCGGTTCAAGGGAGAGATAGCAAAAGAGATCGGTGACGTTCTCTGGTATTGCGCTGCCCTCGCAGATGATCTAGGGTTTTCTTTGCAGCAGATTGCAGAGATGAATATGTACAAGCTGAAGTCTCGCAAGGCTGCTGGTAAGATACAGGGTGATGGAGACAACAGATGAGACACGACGAATACATGAAGATACGCAACGAGGATTACTTGGGGGAGAAGAGCAAGGATGTCGATAACGTCAATCACCCGCCACACTACAATCAGGCAGGTATCGAATGCCTTGACGCAATCGCAGCGGCGACAGGCGACGGCTTCCAATACTACCTACAGGGAAACATCCTCAAGTACCTCTGGCGGTACAGATACAAAAACGGAATCGAAGACCTCAAGAAAGCACAGTTCTACCTAAACAAATTGATCGCAACAAAGGAAGATAACAATGAATAATATGCTACCAACAACCTACCAACAGTTTATCCACAAGTCACGCTATGCACGTTGGCTTGATGACGAGGAGCGTCGTGAGAACTGGGACGAGACCGTGTATCGCTATACAAACTTCATGGCGAACCACGTCAAGGACAAGCACGGCTTCGACATACCCCGTGACGATCTTCTCGACATTCACGATGCCGTGATCGGACAGGAGATCATGCCGTCTATGCGGGGCATGATGACAGCAGGCTCTGCTCTCTCAAGGGACAACATCTGCGGCTATAACTGTAGCTACATCCCTGTGGACAGCCCCCGCTCGTTCGACGAGTGCATGTACATCCTGATGTGCGGCACGGGTGTCGGATTCTCTGTGGAGCGTGAGAACGTGGACAAGCTGCCCGTGATCAGTGACGCTATGCACGAGACGGACACGGTGATACGTGTGGGTGACTCCAAGCCGGGGTGGGCCAAGTCTCTGCGCGAACTGATTGCGCTGCTCTACGCTGGGCAGATTCCTCAGTGGGACCTGTCCGCTGTGCGTCCGTCCGGTGCGCGGCTCAAGACGATGGGCGGCAGGGCATCCGGCCCCGGACCCCTAGATGATCTGTTCCACTTCACAGTCGAACTGTTCAAGAAGGCACAGGGTCGTCGCCTCTTCCCTATTGAGTGTCACGACCTGATGTGCAAGGTCGGTGAAATCGTAGTCGTTGGGGGCGTACGTCGCTCTGCTCTCATCTCCCTCTCGAACCTCAACGACGATCAGATGGCACATGCCAAGTCTGGTGCGTGGTGGGAGAACGAGGGGCAACGTGCCCTCGCAAACAACTCCGTAGCCTACAAGGGCAAGCCGGAGATGGGCACGTTCATGCGCGAGTGGCTGGCTCTCTACGACTCGAAGTCAGGTGAGCGTGGCATCTTCAACCGTGATGCAGCAGACAAGCAGGTCGCCCGCAATGGACGCCGTGAGACGGGGCACATGTGGGGCACGAACCCCTGCTCTGAGATCATCCTGCGTCCCTATCAGTTCTGCAACCTGTCAGAGGTGGTCGTGCGTGAAAGCGACACGCTGGAGTCCCTGAAGCGCAAGGTGCGCCTCGCTACAATCTTGGGCACTCTACAGTCAACCCTAACCGATTTCAAATATCTGAGGAAAGTATGGCGGGACAACACAGAAGAAGAACGCCTCTTGGGCGTATCCTTGACTGGTATCATGGATCACTCAATTTTATCGAAGACCGTCGATTCCCCTCGTTGGCTCGAAGAGATGAAGCAAGTCGCCGTAGAGACGAATCGCAAGTATGCAAAGATGCTTGGAATCCCACAGTCCGCTGCCATCACCTGTGTCAAGCCATCGGGCACTGTGTCTCAACTCGTAGACGCCGCTAGTGGTATCCACGCACGTCACAATGACTACTACATTCGTACGGTGCGCGGAGACAACAAGGACCCCCTGACACAGTTCCTCAAGGAGCAGGGTGTGTACAGTGAGGCGTGTGTGATGAAGCCGGACTCGACGACTGTCTTCTCGTTTGCTATGAAGTCACCAGAGGGTGCCGTCACACGGACACAGATGACAGCCATAGAGCAGCTTGAGTTGTGGAAGACGTATGCTGTTCACTGGTGTGAACACAAGCCGTCTGTGACCATCACAGTCAAGGAAGACGAGTGGATGGACGTGGGTGCGTGGGTGTATGAGAACTTCGACGTGGCATCGGGCGTGTCCTTCCTGCCGCATTCAGATCACACCTATCAGCAGGCACCCTATCAGGACATCGAAGTCGATGACTACTTGGAGTGGCAGCAGGAGCGGGGCAGTCTGATTATCGACTGGACTGCACTGTCAGAGTACGAGAAGGAAGACAACACATCCGGATCACGTGAACTGGCGTGTACTGCGGGCGTGTGTGAAGTGGTAGACTTGAATGCCGCCTAAGAAGGAAAAGAAAAAGCCACCCCTCGTGTGGAAGAGAGGTGACGGATGGGTTCAGTACGATCCCCATCCCCACCATCCCTGCTATGAGGAGTGGATGTTGAAGCGTGAGAAGTATGAGCAAGAGAAACAAGCCTAATCCCTACACAGGGAATCCTATGTACTACAAAGACAATCCCGAAGCTGTGAAGAAGCGGGACTCTCAGCGTATGTACGTAAACGGCAAGGAAGTTTCTAAGCTTCACCCCCTGCACAAGCCGGGGAAGTACCGATCTCTGGATGACGCATGGTCTCACGAGAAGATCGAAAGCACGAAGGAGGGTGAGGTGTATGCCATCACCAATCCAGCGTGGCCTGAGTGGATAAAGATCGGCAAGGCAGTCAGGGCGGATGACCGCCTCAACGGCTATCAGACTTCATCCCCACACAGAGACTACGAGATTCTTGCACGTATATCTGCGGACAATCGGCACGAAAAAGAACTTGAAATGCACAAGCGTTTCGAGGACAATGCCAGTGACCGCAAGGGTGAGTGGTTCAAGACCGACGAGTCCACAGCAATTCTTTTATTCCTAGAGGAAACCGATGCTACAAGTAAAGATAACTCCTGAGATCATAGCACGTGCCAAAAAGAAAGCTGCCACTGTAGGCAATCTACAGGGCAGCATCACAGGTAGCTTGAGTCATGTTGTCGGTGCGATAGGCGAGATCATCGTGGCTGACGCTATGGGTGCAGACCAGTCGAACACCTACGACTATGATTTGGTGAGGGACGGGGAGCGGATCGACGTGAAAACGAAACGCTGCAATACCCGTCCCTTTCCACACTACGATTGTTCGGTGGCTGCACACGGGGCCAAACAGGATTGCGACAGTTATGTGTTTGTACGCATCCTGACCGATTCATCGCAGGCGTGGATACTGGGCAAGATTCCGAAGCAAGACTTCTACACGAAGGCAACGAAATACCAGAGGGGCGACGTAGACCCCGCAAACGGCTTCACGTTCAAGGCCGATTGTTACAATCTACCTATTAGTGAGTTGTCTGATGTCAAACAAAGCGTCTCTGTTTAAGTTCGAAGCGAACCTCCTTACCAACGGGAAGGTCGAGTTGCTCTGTGAATCTGTGAGGCCCGAAGAGTTCGAGGGCGTGATCAACAACGGCCTGCCGGAGTACGACGGGGCACACTCCATAGCAAGCCTGTTGAGATACTTGAAGTCTTGGTCAGATGAGGCGATAGATAAGTCGGCCAGATATATCTAGCTTTTGCCCTTGCCGTCTGCAGCAAAGTCAGGGACCATCTTACCGGCTTTGTTCTTGACCATAGTCATTCCGCCGCCTGCCATCATCTTCGGACCCTGCATCATCGTGTTCTGCATCTGATTCTGCTGACCCTGTGTGGCAGTCATCATGCCCCCCGCTTGAGCCTTCTTGCGGGTTTTCTTTTTGGTGGTAGCCATGCCGCCGTACATCATAGGCTTACGCTTTGCAGCCCCGCCGTACATCATGCCCTTGCGCTGGCCATTGGTGTATGTTTTCATTTCTAGTCTCCTACGTTCTAGGTTTTATAAATTCAGGAAAGGCGTCTTCGGGTATAGTTTCAAGCTTTGCAGACTCTACGGACTCTGATACTGGTTCAGTCAGAATAGACCTGACTTCATCCGTATCTTCTACGCCTAACTCTATTAAGGCATCGGGTAAGTAATCTTCAGCATCGTACCCAAGCTTGCCAAATTCCGTAACAATGAATGTTGTAAGCTTTGCAGAGAAGACATCCAAGTCTGCCTTAGTCATGTCTTTTGGAAATTCCATAAAACGGTGCATGAATTTCGCACCATCCTTGTCCGTTGCTGCCATCTTCATAAGATCGATACCAGCCTTACTAGCCATAGAGACGGCAAGTTCTGCAGCCACGTACTGTGGGCTAACCATACCACGACGGATGTTGAAGGCACGGGATATAAGCTGGTTTGTTCCGAATCCTGATACCAAGTTTGTAATCGTAGGGTCGTACTTTGCCATTACAGAATCTGCTTTTAAGTTCATATAAAAAGCTATGTCTTGTAGATACTGGACGTGATCATCGCCCAAGTAGTCCGCTAGGTTTCGAGCCACTACATCGTTATTTAGGAACTTTGCTAGTTCCCCCGGTGTAGACATTATTTCAGCAATGTCTCCCCGACGAGTCTCACCAGCGAGAACTTGAAGACCGCCCTTCTGAAGAAGTCCATCCACAAGAAGCTGAGAAATACCTGCATCAATAACTTCGTCGATATCAACTTCAAAAGATACGTCCTCACCCTCAACACGACGTGTGATTGTGGTGGTTGTCTTAGTAGCATCGCCGCCTGACAGGGCTAACTTAGCGCGAAGTCGCATAGCATCTACTTTTCGAGGATCACCAGTTTCAAAGTATTCCTTTAAAAACTTAGCACCATCCTTGCCTATACCCGCAACATCACTCACTGCCTTTAGTCCGGCATCACCCACTGCAGTTACACTATTAATAGTTTTTTCTTGCCGATTGATTTCATTCTTTATGCGCGTGGCTGTTTTACTAGCTGCATCTCTTACTTCTTTATCTACTTTTAGGAGTGTGCCGAACTTACGCCCCTCGCTTATCATGCCCTCGAAGTCAACAAGACTCACGGTATCTGTATTGCCGTTTACCAGACGCACATTAAATATTCCTTGAAGGTCTTTTATTCCGTCCATGTTAGCAGGCAATATCTCAGTGATAGCTTCTAGGCCCTTCTCTCTGTCCAGTACGTTAAGTGTTTCCCTAGCCCACGTATCGTACACAAATTCTGTCAGGGCTGTAGAGATTGCTCCGTATACAGCCATGCTGTCTTTATCGGCTGCGTCAAAAAACAACTCGCCATTTGGACCCTTGTTTGCAAACTCTCCTAGAAGTCTTCGTATTTCATCCCTAACAGGTGCGCGGTTCATTGCACTGGGATTACGGGCTGCTGCATTTATCTTGTTTGCTAGTGGGCGAAGAAATGTGTCCGGACTCGTAGCACCATACCCAAAACGGAACAAGCGTACAAAGTCAGACTCTTCGCTTGGACCCACACGCTCCGTCAGTGCGCCGAACTTTTGCGACTTGAGGAACTTAGAGCCTGCACCATCCATACGCTGAAACCTGTCAAACCACTCAGCCTTGTATAGGTCAGCAGCAGCCTGCCACTCACGGAAATACTCAGGAGCTTCACTCTTTACAATATCAAGAAGTCGTCCCTCGTATGTTTCGTACTGGTGAGCGAGACGACCATTACCAACTCCTATGGCGTAGTCCCGGAATGCGGAGTACACATCCATAACTTCGCCGGGAGCAGCCTGAAAACCTGTAAACCCGCTCTTGTCCATATGATACATAAGAAGCTTGAGCGGTGTTACGTCCTTGATGTACAGAGCGTTCTTTGAACCATCCTCTAGGAATTCGATACTGGCATTCTGCATCATTCCGTCGAATGTTTCTTTTCCAAGAGAATCCGCCCACCGTTTTGACATGGCATTGAAGGCGTCGTTTACGCGCTTACCCAATGCTCCACTGAAAAACTTTCCCTCTGGACTGAAGAATGTGGACAGCGTTGCGCCACCATCCGGATCATCTTTGGCGAACTCGTACAACTCCTTTATCATACTGCCTATATTTATGGTAGTATTTTCTTTTTCTGCACGTGCATCTAGCCCCTTGAACCCTCGCTTGGCAAGGCCCTTAAATCGTGCCACGTTGTTCATTATAACGGTTTCAAAGTGTGAAGAAGTGAGAGCAGACCGTTTCTCATCCACACGAGACTTTTTTAAGTTTTCTGCCCGTCTTGCGAGGCCCTCGTTGATGCGTGTGCGAAGGCCGTTTCTATAGGCCATTTCATCAAGGTCTTTTCTAAGTCTTTTATTGACATTTACACCCGCAGAAACAAATTTCTCTAGTATTTCAGGTGTTACCTCTTGGAATGTGTCTTCCGTAGACATGTCGATTAAGTCTTCGATATTTCTGTTTAGCTGCGCTCCACCTTCAGCTATCCCCTCTTCACCCCGACGTATAGTTTCTTCTAGGGTTTGCATGTAGTCTTCCAGCATCTGCTTATCGTCGGGGTCTACTACATCTCTCTTAATCAGGCGACGAAAATTATCTAGGGCAAGCTTTGCCTGAGTAACAGTTTGAGTTTGCAATTCAAACATTGCTTCGGCTTCGTTTATTCCTGCCTCAGAGTTTAGGGCGTTAGAGCTAATTTTACTCAAGGCTAATTGCTGTGCTGATCTCATCCATCCCATGTTAGACATCGTGGCGAATGTTTCACGGAAGGCTGTGCTGGCTTCCTCGTACTCCGAACTATTCTCTTCAAATGCGTTTAGGATTCTGGCTTGAAGTTTTTGATACTGCTTCAAACTATCCTTAACCATCGCACGAGAGTCATCATCCAACACTGTGGACAATTTTTGCATGTACTTCAGGGCTTTTCGTTCAGCATACGTTAGACCTTTGCCGCCCCTTGACGGATGACTTTCTATCAGCTCGCGGTACTTGACCATGTCTTCATCGACAAGGACGCCTGTAAAAAAGTCTGGCCCTAGCGCAGGAGATGCAAGCACACTAGCCATATCC